AGAAGAAGTGGACGAAGTGACAGTCTCGGATTCTAGTGTTTGCAGTATACAGCCCATTAAATCGCCAATCAAGATGATGAACATTCATCTTCTCCTCTTTAATCCAAGTGTTGAGTAGTGTCTGGTCGGTTGACCACTTCCAGTTACCTTGCCCATCAACAAAAGGTTTGAACCGAGGGCGAGACAAGAATTGCTTGGGTGTTTCTCCATTGAGATACTTCTCAATCGACTTGTTCATCACCATCACACCCATGTTAATAAACTCACCGCCAAGATCATTCCACTTCCAATCGACGTTGCGAATAGAAGAATACTGCATACGAGAGTAGTTTACAATCTTGCTTGCGTAGTGAGGAGTGATTGGCATCTCACGTTCTACAGCACCTGCGAAATCAGCATTTGCGTCAACTTCATCAAAAATATTGGGAGCGTCAGGACGAATAAAGATATCACTATCAATAATCGCAACCTGGTCATAACTTTTAAGATATGTGAATGCATTCTCTTTCTCGAAGATTGGCAGATATCCAAGACGATCGGTAGCTTCTTTGCTACGACCTGTCATAAACGGATCTGGTTTGATAAACAAAATAGGGGTGCGCTGAACAACATAGTCAATGTTGTGACGCTTGCAGTATTCTTTTACAGATGCTGTGCAGTGATCATACAATGCTGATTTCTTGCCAACATACACTTGATAAATTAATCTCTTCATTTACTCATCCATGCAGTCATTCCAAAGTAAGCACCGACTACACCAGCCTGTGCAATGTAAAAAAGCCCTAGCAAATCGGCAAGAGCTGATACTCTACTATCCGACAGCATAGGGCTAAACAACGCAATAGTAAACACAATCATGGAGAACATTGCCACCCATGCCATTTGTTTCTGTGCGTCAGCTTTTTGGTTCTTAATGTCGAGCTCAGTCAACCGTTCTGATCGACTGAGCTCTGAGTCTGTTAGTAGCCCATCATCATTTAGATCAGGCTGTAGTCTCTTCGCGTTCATCTGGACACCTCGCAATAATCAAGTTAGCGATCTCCACAGCGCGGTCGTATCCATCCCGAAAGCGATTGGCTTTATGGCCAGCCTGTACAAATCTCTTGAGATTATCTAGGTGTCCAGATTTATCGCCAAGTTTAAATGTACGAGCAATCTCTTCCCACTCATAGCGAAGCTGTAGCAGCTCAAACACATCATTCTTCAAAATCATAATAATCTTCCTCAATTGGTTCAAGGTCATCAACAATAACTTGGGTGTAGGTGGTCCCTTTTATTTTTCGATCTTTGTCATTCTCATGCATACGGATGTCTTTATACAAAGACTTTTGCTTGTTCCGACCCTGCTTCTTGTTGCGAGGATCAAATCGACCAAATTTAGCCATCGTAGAGTTATTTCACCTTTCAGAACTTATCTTGACCAAAGCTGCGAGTGTTTTCGAGCTCGTTAGCGAACTCGGAATAGCCTCCAATATGGTTTCCATGCCACCATATCTGAGGAATAGTTTTGTGATCAGGCAACATTGATTTTAGTTGTGCCTTCATCTCTGGATTATCCACATCTCTGAACTCAAAGTCAAGCTGATATTGCTCAACTAGCTTCTTTGCTCTGATGCAATAGCTGCACCATTCTGTGCCATAAATGATAACCATTATTCGATCCCTAGCATCTCTTTCGTCATTAGATAATCCCTGACAAGGCCAGATCGAACAATGTCTTCCCAACCAAAGTTAACAATCTCAAAGTTGTTCATTCGTTCAATGATTGACAAGAACGTCAGAATGCCACTCTTCTCATCTTCCTTCTTGAAGTCTGACTGGCGATAGTCACCACAGAAGATAATCTTGCAGTTCTTACCCACACGAGTGATCACAGAGTCCAACTCGTGGAAGTTCAAGTTCTGCATCTCGTCCACTATAAGGATACTATCGTTAAAGGTCAACCCTCTAATGAACGAAGTTGACTCAAAATGTATCTTTTGTGTTCCAGCGAGCTTTGCATAAGCAGAAGCATCACCAAATAGCTCATTGCAGATAGCTTTGTATGGTGACTGATACGCTTCTTCTTTTTCTTTCTGTGTTCCAGGCAAGAAGCCCATGTCACGTGTAGGAACAACAGATCGGATGACAACAATTTGGTTGTACAGCGAATCGTACTTCAACAAGTCACGTAGGGCAAGATACAAGGCAATGAATGTCTTACCTGTGCCTGCTGAACCAGCTAGAACCAAATTGTTTTGATCGTCCCAACTATCAAACACCTTTTGCTGCGTTGCAGTGATTGGTGTGATGTTTGCTAACCACTCCGCGGTTGGGTTAATCGGAGCTGCCTTAATTCTTTTTGTCATAATCAATCTTTTACGGTATTGCCACGCCCAGCTTCTTTTTTGATCTTAGTCATCAAATTTCGCCAATCGCCGCTGGTTTTTGATAAAGTTCCACCCGTGTATGAAATAAAGTTGGGTGTAGCTAGCTCCTGTTTAAATTTGCCTGTTGCAAGCAAACTTTCCCGTTCGCTAAGAGACATAATCATCTCTTGTACTTCATCAGTTTCTAAATTTCTCATAGTGTAGGTTGGCATAATATTTTCCCTTGAGTAGTCGGCTAGCCGGAACTAGCCGACTCGCGTATCTCCTTATTGCAACTGTTGTCTAAACTCAGCTATAGTTTGGTCTAAAAAATGTAGTTTTTGATTTAGTTTTGGTACTAGATCTGTTCGACCCTTTTTCTGGACTTTGCTTATATAGTTTTGGAGTTGATTAGAATCTTCTATTAATCGTTCGAGCTGAGCAGTCATGCAATCTCCTGTTGTAGTTAAACTTAGTTACGAAGTAGTTTAGGGAATGCCTCCTTTACTAGTGCTTTGGTTAAACCTTTGGTTGGCAGCTTACGCGCAAGCATCGCGACGACAATCTTAGCGTCCTCGGGATGAATAGATTCAAGCATGCGGATGAACATCATCTCACGCTTAACTTTTAACATATCAGGACCCTTGCCACCTTTGACAAAGTAGGCAAAGTTATCCAGTTGTTTGTTTAGGGAAGATGGTGCGTTATGTGCATCACACGCTTCGTATGGAGGGGGCGTATCTGGAAGAAGCCACTCGAGCGATTCATCAAATGTCCCAATGAGGATGTTCTTTAGAACCAACGAATCATTGTTTTGAAGAATCTCAATCTTTTCTTTTTTAGTAGCAGCTTTATCTACAAGTGCAAGCACTTCGTGAATATATTTCGTTACGTTGTTAGCCATTAAATAAAGTCTCCAATCACTTCAACTAGATTAACACATCCATTAGCAATTAAGTAGCTGAGTACTTTTTTCTTGTTATCAGATTTATTACCTTGTTGATCAAAGTTATTTATAATTTCTTGTTTTAGGACATCTGGTGTTTCTGTAAGATCAATCAGCTTTTTATTACGAAGATAGTTGCGATACCACACAGCAGCATACAGCAACTCACCATCGTCGAGATCTTTCATAATCTCTTCGATCTTTGCTTCACGAAGAGGAGTCTGACGAATCCCTTGAGTGAAAGAGTCATCAGCAGACAGCACGTTGGGAATACCATCAGCTTGATCGCCGCGAAGGATCAGCTCAAGCAGGTGACGACGAGGATTGAGGATCTCAATCTCTTTTTTCAACATTGGAGAGTACTGACGGACGTTAGAATATTTCTGCAACTGACCAAAGTCTTTGTCAGACGATATAATCATTACCTGTTCTTGATGGCCAAAGTCTACTTGAGAGTTGACAACCAACTGTGCAATTACATCATCAGCTTCACACTTATCGTGCACAACAACTTTGTAGGGAAAGTTTTCACGAAGCTCATCAAGCACCTTGTTGGTAATACGGAATACCTCTTTCCAGTCGATTGACGACTCTTTGCGAGCATCTTTGCGCTTGAACTTGTATTGAGGAAAAGCCTCATAGCGCCAGTTCTTGCTACCATCGCTTGTGATAACAACTTCGCCAAACTCGAGGAAGTACTTCTTGCGGTACATACGGATGGAGTTGAGGATCATATGACGGATTAGATTCTCATCCAACGCCAGCTTTTGTGTCACAATATTGCTAATAGCAATAGCATTATAATCAATTAGAATCATTTCAAACCTTTCAGGTGTTTTGAATGGATCTTACAGCCGATAAACTCATTGAAAAAGTCATCGCGAAGCAACACATCGTGTTCAAACTGCAACTTAGCTTCATAGTAAGAGCATTCACCTTTAGACTTACATAACCGCAGAATGATCCGTTCGTAAGCATCTTGTCCATTGGCTTCTACCAGTGATTGCACTTCAGCACTAGATCCATAGTACTGCATCCAATCAGATTCGACAAGCGTTTTCTGTCTGCGCTTACGAGTTTTTGTTACAGGAAGAATTTTACTGTTCCAAAAGAACTTCTTTCCAATGTACTTCTTTCTGGTAGCTTTCTCAATAATCACATAGACAAATCCGTGATACTTGCTAATGTCGTGTTCGACAGGATCAAATGGCACAGTTAATGTATCAAAATCCCATTTGGTATTAAACGTAATGTTCCACATAAAAAAAAATATCCCCGTTTCCAGGGATATTTAGTCAAGTTAATTAATCGTCCGCTAATGCTTCAAATTCTACATTACATCCACACATTGGACAATATACTGGAACTTCTTCTTCGTCTATTACCATAACCTGCGTTTCAACTTCGCAGTTATCACACAGACAGTAGTACTCTTCTTCCATTTAACCCTCGCAAGCTGCACAACCTTGACTCATTACGCGCTTACGTGTAAGGGACTGGGCTTTGGACATTGAGAAGCTATAATACAGACTCTTGATGCCCATCTTCCACGCAAGTAAATAAAGAGCGTTGATTTCCTTTACTGGCGTGTCAGGATCAAGCATGAGATTGATACTTTGCGCCTGGTCTATATAGGTTTGACGGACACTCGCTTGCGTGATAATAGCTTCTGGATTGATCTCAGCAAACGTCTTGAACACATCTTTTTCTTCTTGAGTCAAGATGTTCAAATGCTGAACAGATCCGTCCATGTTCTTGATCGAGTCCCACACTTCGTGAGTGTCTTGACCCTTCTCTTGTAGCAACTTAATCAAATATGGGTTCTTGATTGTCACTTTTGCCTTTGCAAGATCCTTAACATAGCAGTTAGAGAACTCTGGCTCGATCGACTGAGAAACCTGACCAAGAATGTAGCTGCTGGACTTAGTTGGTGCAATAGCGAGAAGAGTTGTGTTACGACGACCATATCCCTTCAACAGCTCAGGCTCACCAAACATCGTAGCAAGAGACTGTGATGCTGTATTAGCTTGTTCACGAATGGTCTTGGCAATCTTCAAGTTGAGCTTAGCTGCTTCTGCAGACTCGAATGCAATCATCTTTGACTGCAAGAACGAATGCCAACCAAGCACACCAGCTCCAAGAGCACGGTGACGTTCAGCAAAGCGGCGAGCACGTTCAAAGTACTTCATACCTTCTGTCTTCTGAACAAACTCGGTGACAACAGTGTCAAGGAACATAATCAGAACTTGAATAGCATCTGTCTTTTCAATCTCATCCCACATAACCAGATTCAATGAAGACAACACACAAGTGAATGTCTCATCTACTGACGATGGCAATGCAATCTCTGTGCACATATTAGATGCCCAGATTGTCATCTTGAGGTCTTTGTAGACGTCTGGCTTACCGTTGTTAACATTGTCAGAGAATAGAATGTATGGATAGCCAATCTCAGAACGTCTCTGTAGAACCTTAGCCCACAAACGACGAGCCTCTGGATCACCAGCAGTCATACGCTCCAAGAATGCGTCAGATACTGTAATGCCAGTTGTCAGACCTTGGATGGGGTGACCTTCTGTGCCAACATCAAGGAACTCATCAGCATCTTTGTGATCGATCGGTAGGTAAGGAGAAAAGAACCCACGACGAACATTGCCTTGTGAGATTACAGAAGCTAGCTTATCAAACAGCTCCATGAAGTGTACTGAGCCCGAAGATTCGCCGTTATTGCGAATGGGAGCGCCTCTAGGACGCACGGCTCCGAAGTAGCCTGATGTGCCACCCCCCGTTTTCATTAGCATGCCGTTTTCCGCGGTGCCATGAAGGATAGACTCCATATGATCGTCAATATACGATCCAAAGCAAGAGACAGGAAGTCCTCTGTCGGTGCCATAGTTTGACCAAATAGGCGAAGCGAGGGAATAGAAACCTCGTCCCATGTAGTCGTAGAACTTGTCAGCGAAGCCCTTGATACCAAGATGCTTCTCTGCTGTATCCGCAATAACTCTTACACGTTGCTCGGCTGTCTGTCCTTCTAACAGATAGCCACGTGAGAGGAATGCGCGTGATTGATCATTAAGCCAATCAAATGCCATTCGTTTCTCCTTAAAATAGATCGTCTTCTGTAAATGATTTAGTCTTTTTGGAATATGCTGTGCTTCTCTTGACGAAGAAGTCAACGTTCTTTGTGCTCAAAGTTTCATCTATAAACCATTCAGTGTCAACGATTGCTTTAGGGTCGACTTCGTAAATACTCTTCAAATCAATAGCATTAAGCGACTGGTTGAACCGATGCTTGAGGAATTCCTTAACTGTTTCTTTAGGTAGGAAGTCTAGATCGATATTACCATAGATCCAATCAACAATTGCAGATTCAGCTTTGAAGGCATCCTTAGCAAGTGAGTTGATTGTTTGGATAGTTTCTTTGTCCCACCATGATGGGTTCTCTGCTTTAATGATGTTGACAAGCTCAAAACCAAAACGAGCGTGAACATCCTCTTCCTTGGAAGTAGCTTCAACAGCATTTGAGATGCCCTTGAGTACATTGCGGTGCTTGTTGAATGCCATCATAATTAGGAACTGAGAGAACAACGAGACGTTCTCTACGAACATCGAGAACAGAATGATGTTGTGGAAATAGTCTTTGTCTTCGATAGGAGTTACCATAGACTGTTCCAAATAAGCCATACGCTTCTTGATAGCTGGAACCTCTACCAGCGCTTCGAACTCTTTGTTCAGGCCAAGCATCTCAATCAAGTTGGAGTATGCATCAGCGTGACGGACTTCAGACTCACCAAATGTTACACCAACAGCTTGCACTTCTGGCTTTGGCATTCTGTCACCAATCTTGGCCCAGAATGTCTTTACTTGCACTTCGATCTGAGAGATAGCTAGCATTGCACGTTTAACAACGTCAGCTTCTTCTGGAGTCAAGCGAACTTTCATATCTTGGATGTCGCCAGAATAGTTAAACTCTGTATGGATCCAGTACGAGTGACGGATCGCTTCAAGGTACTCGATCAACTGCGGATATTCGTATGGCTTGAGGTTATGACGCTTACGGAAGATGTTTGGCATGTTCTTTGCACGATAGACGATGTACTCACGGGCAAGATTGTGAATGCCCATGTCCATGATAACATCTTCAACGGTCTTATGAATTTGGTTTACTTCTGTAATAGGATCACCTTCGAGACGCTTGATCACTTCATCTGCAATCTCATTTGGCAAGCTCTTACTGGAGATCTTGACAGATTTCATCGCTTTCTCAACAGCGACAACAATTTTCTCTCGGGCAAACGACTCTGTCGAACCGTCCCGCTTAACTACGTACTCAATCATTATTGATACGATCCTATATTGATAGCGTTATTGGATTAGTATATAGAAAATCCACAACCAGCACAACAGCGAGTTGCACTGGGATAAAAATATATTTATTTTGTGGTTGTTTCTGGTGGCTTAGGAGGCTCTTGCGCAGCATTCTCATAATACACTATGACGGACTTCTGTTGCAAGATGTATCTACGAAGCTCTTGGACGTTCATGGAAATATTTTCATATCCTTGGACAGAGACAGCCATAAACGCTACAGCGCCGTTGTCTTTCTTAAACTGTTCCAAGAATTGAGGAAGATTCTCCTCGGTAACAACATACCACTTAACATCAACAAGCTGAACAGGCTTAGGTTGAGCTTGAAGTGGGATTGTTCTTGAGATGTACTCTGTCTGAACCACTACCTCTGGTTCTGGAGGTTTGGCCATCAAGCCACAGTTACTCAGCAGGAGCAGGCTCGACAGGGGCAGCAATAGCTGTGTCAGCGTTGAGCTGTTTAAACAATTCATTAGTCGCATTATTAATCCTTGTTTGTATCAATCCAGGCTTAGCAAGGGTTAGTCTGGTCAAATCATGGTTTGCTAGCGTTGATCTCAATTGGTCAACACCAGCCTCAGCTGCTTTTAGATCCGCTGACAGTTGTGTATTTAGTTGTTGGAAGTGCTTAGCATCTTCTGTAGCACGCTTGATCGTCTCTTGTTGAGTGCGAACAGCACCTTCGAGCTTAGCATTGTTTGCTTGCAGGGTTGCTACACGTTCTTGTAAACTTGACACATAAACAAACGCACCTGTTCCAACAGTGGCAACGATACCTACAATAGCAAGAATAGCATATAGCTTAAACATAATTACTTCTCAATGAATTTACGAAACTTCTTCAAGTACACAGGTGGTTTCTTGGGGCTGTATCTCTTATCAACCAGCACTGTTTGTTTAATTCCTGGAGTGGTGTCAACAGATGCATTAGAGACAGATGTTGCTGGGGCTTCTTCATCTACTGGCTTCATACTAGTAGCTCCGCTGATGTGACGTATACTGTTTGCTTTGATCTAGTGTGCACCGCTTCATAGATATTCAATCCAAAGATTGATCCCACTGGGTAGCACTTATCCTCTACGTGAACGCTGTCTTTAGCTTTAACTATGTCTTCACAAGTTGAGTTAATCACTTTATCATTTGCAAGTTTGTACGAACCAGGCGACAATCGGCCATCGCTAAGCACAAACCATTGTGATTGCTCAAGCATAAAATCTGTTGAGTCAATACCAACCTCTTTTAGCGATTGCTGAATGTGTTTGTCAGAGACGTCAAACTTCTCTTTCATTAGATACAACGCAGCAGCATACGTAGCTAAACGTGATCCACCGCCTGGAACCTTAGCCATTAGCTTCTTAATGTTAAACACAAGGCGATGGAACGGAGTGTAATATTCCGCATAGTTTTTTCTATTGACGCTGAGCGTCATATCAAAAGATTTGTTTTTATTGCCGTTAGCATCAATAATACCAGCCTTATACGTTTCAGTATCCTCAAACTTCATGGTAAGAAGTCTAAGAAATCTAAACGTATAGAGTAAGTCGCCGGTAGTCTTAAAAATGCCCATTAAATGCTTCTCAGTTTGTTTACTACAATGGGGTCCATTGTTATGTTGGTGTATTGGTCATTACGAATATATTTCAAGAAGATCAAGAATGGTTTGATTTGAGGCCAGTATTTTTTCTCAAGTTTAAGCTCAAGAATCTTTAAAGCTGGCTCAATTCCAAACACATTAAAGACAACAATCAAATGGTTTAGTATTAATCTTTCCGATAGATTAGACGTTTCTTCATATCTATTTAGAAGTCTCTTGATATATTTGAATCGTTTTATATCTTCATAAAACTCTTCTGCATTGATATACTTTGGATTGTAGTAATTCTTTGCAGCATATATCAAGAGATTTTCTTCTGTCAATTCAAAATTTTTCATGTTGCCTTTTTCTAAAAACCCTGTATAATAAATCTGCGGTTGTTAGCAGTCCGGCATATATTATGCTGAGGCCTTTGGTGGGGTCTTATCACCAATCTTTTGATCGTTGTGACGGCCTGGAGCTTGCTTAACACTTGCACGAAGAGCTTTAGAGTTTGCATCGTGATACTTGTTAGCACTGATACCAGAGTCGGTTCCAGTTAACCCACCATGTGCTGCAATAAAGTCTTTTTCACCTTGAGATGCTGTTGAACCATGTGGCTCATTAGGATGTGCACCTTTATTGTGCTTAGCATAGGATGTGTCAATGTCACCAGCAAAGTCATCTCCAACTTTAGAGATTTCGTACTTTCCCTTTTTAGTCTCAGTAGCTTTTTCTTGGATACGTGCAAAGATTGGCCATTCCGTAGCTTCTGCAGCAACCTTGGCGTCAGATGAATATCCGTACTTCTTGCGGATCTTCTCATCAGCCATTTTTTGACCAGCTACACGCTTATCTGAGCCACCTTGCTGAGCAGCTTTAATTGAGTAGTTGCCAAGAGTTTTAGCAGAAACTTCATCAAGTTCAACTTCTTCATTCCAAGGTGTCTTTGCAAGAGATACAGCACTCTTTGGCTTAGCCTGAGCCTTTGCAGAAGCAAGTGCATTCTTGATTGACTTAGCAGTTACTGTCTTCTTCTCAGCTTTTTCGTGAGCTTTGCTTTCCTCTTTTTCTTCTGCAACCTTCTTACCCTTACGGAGAAGGTGGAAGTCGTGTGCGTCAACTTTACCGTTCTTGTTAGCATCAATCTTGTGCTGATTGCCTACAAGAGCTTCATCGACTTCTTCAACTTCTTCAGTTTGAGTCTTTTTAGAATCTTTTTTTAAAGCTGTAAGTACGCCACTAACACGCTTGTCGAAAGTTTTAAGATCCGTCTTTGGATCATCCAGTTGTTTGGTTGCTTTTTTCCAATACGAATCTGTTGTCTTTGTTGAAAGCTCGTCAAGTTTTTCTGTCTCTTCCTTACGGATATTTGCAGAGATTGCCTTACGACGATTCAACAGATACTTGTCAGTGCTGTCAACCTTCTTATCGTTGTTGACGTCTGGATCTTCTTGACCAACCGCATCGTGACCATGCTTGTTCATTGCGTGAGCTCTAGCTAGGACCGCATTGTCCTCTGCGTCCCAAGCTGCCTTCTGAGCTCTTCTAGCTGCATTGCTGTTGCCTTCGAGGACTTCGAGGTAAGCAAGTCCCATGCTTCTAATGTCTTGTGTCTTCATTTTTTATTTTCCTTACATGAAGTACTGGGTTGCCCACGCACCGATTGCTGCGATGGCTGCTCCTCCAACAATCTTGTTAATTAACATAACTGTATGATTGTTGGTTTCTACTAATTTTTCTATATCATCTAGTTTCTGAGAGAAACGATTCATTCGTTCATACTGAGCAGCATACTTCTGCTCCATCGAGATTAGCTTTTCATCGGTACGAGCAATCAACACCATCGCATCAGCGAGCTTGTCGATCTTATCCTCAATACGATTAAGTCTTGATTCGTTTGCGTCAGTCATTTAGATTCCCATAGAATTTAGAGTTATTTATCTGATAAAAATTACCAAGCTCTGCAAGACCAGTAGCGAGCTTTGTCTTTTGGACCAGGATCATCACAATTGTGTCTAGCTCTAAATGAACGTCGACGTGCAGGATTATCCTTCTTGATTGTCATATTAGGATCGCCAAAATTAACTTTCTTAGCTTTACCATCACCATCAAGATCGACAAACACTTTTGACTTCTTAACATCACCAGCGGATGGTTTATTCAGGGCAACTTTCTTACCCTGGTATGTTGCTTCTGTGAATGCCTTGAACCCAATCATGTTAGTCACCTATAGCCTCTGAAACTGCTTTCTTTGCCTTTTGGAATGTCTGAGAATCGCCAGTCACAATACTAGCCAACTCACCATATGATGAAATTACTAGATCTTTCTGTTGCTGGGTCAAAGGCTTTCCAGCTTGCATAACCTTGAACGCAGACATCAGTCTTTCAACATCCTTCGAGTCGACCAATCCAGCACGCGCAAGCAACTTTAGCTTAGACATATCTGCAGCTTCTGTTACAGCTTCATTCATTGAAGGCTTAACAGCAGCATACTCAGCGCCACCGGTTTTCTTTCTACGATTGTGCTCTGCTGAGATTTCACTCTTACTGTAGCTACCATGTGGAACACCATTTACAGCATGAAACTTTAACTTCGCGTCTGACACTCTTGTAATGCTTTCGTCAAGTTCAGTTTCTTCATTACGCATAGCTGCAGCAGTCTTCTTCATAATAGCGGCCTTTTTTGCAAGGCGATCTTTTGCAATACTGCTAGCTGTTTTAGGTGGATGATACTTGCCATCCTTGTCACGGTATCCGCCAGAGATTACTCTTTCTTCATTCTTCATTCTACGACGTGCTAGCTCATTCTTTGCAGCAGCGCTGTCAGGATGGCCAACAGCGTTAGCGATACGGGCTAGCGATCTACCACCCATAGAAGCCATGTCTTGAACACTTTCAGCAACTTTCTTAGCAGTGGCTGTAGCAATAGCCATCTTCTTAGCCATAGGCATGTTAGGATTCTCACGCTTGATTGCCTTAGCAACTTCTTCGCGCTTCTTCATCTCTGCAGGTGTTAAATGCTTTTCTCTGATTTGGTCAAATGATTTCATTTGTCAGCCTTTTCTATGTCCAAGGTTTTTGGATAATTTTTATCGCCAGGCTTCAACCTTGGCAGTCCCTTTTTGCGGCGCTGTTGGATATTGTACCACAACCCTTTTGATTCTTCTTTTACATCAGACTGGCCTGGGGTGACCTTCTTAGCTTTCTTAGCAGCTTCTGGTGTACCCCATTCAGGTTGATCTTTATACCAACGGTCAGTGTTTTCAATCACTTCAACAGCATCCAGCCACTTACGCATTCTTCTTCCATCAGCAGTTTCAATGATGACGTAATTGGATCCTAATATTGTAACGGTTCCGACCTCATCAGATTCTTTGACAATTACCTGATCACCAATGTTAAACAATTGACCCTTGACATACATCTCACGAGCTTCGTTTACTGGAAATAGCTGAATATGATTTTTAAAGGAAATTTCTTCTTCAAGTCCCATACCCTTGCGCACATCGTTAAACAGTTTGCGAGAGTCTTTGGTCGATAGGGTAGATGGGATACCTTGGGAGAACTTGACAAAGTCATTATCTTTTGCAGCAGCTCTTAGCTTAGATGCTGACATACCCTCAACGCCTTCTGCGTCAGGGTCGCGCTCTCCAGCAGAAACAACTTTGATCTCTTGGAAGTTATAGAATCCGTGACGAGCTTCTTTACCGTTGTACTTGGTCAATAGTGTATCAAACTCAGTCACACGATCAGATCCAACAACCATTATGATCTTACGGAAGCCTTGGTCATATAGCGATACCACCGCATCAAACGCTGTATGAACGTCCTTTGCAACCATTATGTTGCGGGCATGCTTGGGAAACATTTTACGGACGTTCTTGATCTTATCAGAGTAAGATAAAGGATTCTTTGCAGCGTCTTGCGATTGTGATAGAAAAACTTTATAGGGATTTCTGCCAGCCAAGGCTGATATTTTGTCTAGTAGTTTACCATGACCAATCGTGGGAGGATTCATGCGGCCAAACGTAAAGTAGACCGACTTGTCCTCTTCAACTAAAAACTGACTAAATCTATTGATCATTTATCAGAAGTAGCTTTCTGTTGATGGCGTTGAATTTCTGCTTGACGCTCTTTGGGAAGCATTTTTGTCGCCATTAGTTGAATTTTTCTTTTCATCATAGGAGTATCTAGACGCTTTTCAATTTCTTGTCTGCGTTGATATGAAAGTTCATCCTTTGTCATACCTTTAGTCAATTTATTAAACAACGTTTTACGGGCAGCAACTTTGGCACGATTCAATAAACGCTTGGGATCAGCAAATCTGTTTTCAGCTCTTTTTTGGCCTAGCTCAATTTTAGCGTGCATACGCTTGAACTGCATCGCTCTTTGACGGCGTTGCTGCGGGCTAAGAGTAGCTTCATCAAGAAGCAAGTCAATCAACTGTTCAAATTCTTCATATTTAAACACATGAACGTGTGTTTTTGATCCAGGATTTTTAACAATAGCGTGCTTTCCTTCGCGGCCCATAGACACATCAGCAGCATGTTTGCCACCATCAATGTATGCCTGAGCAGCCTTTCCACTTAGTGGTTTAGGAGCTTTGATTCCAGGCGCAACAGCTTCGCTTGGACCTGATGTCATAGTCTCGTCGCTCTTACGCTTCTTAGCGTTGCGCTTGATTAGGGGGTCCATTCCTGGAGCATAATCAACAGTCAAAAAGTCTTTAAAATCTATTTTCTTTGCCATTATCGTCTTCCCAGTTTATCCCATCCTTTGAGTATATCAGGCGAAAAGTTATTGAACGAGAATTCCATTCGGTCAACAATCTTTACCGCGTCACCACCAAGTTTGTCAATAGCAACGTAGCCTTCGGCGCCTGTTACTTTAAAACCATTACGAGTCTTAACAAATGTATCAACAGTTTGTAACTTGTTGAGTGTATTTATAAGTTTTAGTTTAGCCAAAACAATGACCTTTTGCAGGTCAAACATCTTTATCAGACTGGCTTTGTTTTCTTCCGAGAAGAAGTTGAGGAGGTCTTTGAGCTTGGCACCGATGCTAGCTTTTCCTGCTGGGGTTTTGCGCGAGTCGATTTCTTTTTGGTATTTGTTGTCGATCCACTTGATGAGGCCACTAACGTGTGCTCGAGTGTCTGTAACGATTGTTCCTGAACGGACGAAGGAGTTGTTGTAGGTTTCGACGTGTTGGGCGAGGAGCTCGTTGCGCTCGAGTTCTCTGAGGGTTGATCCACTGATTTGGTTAAATAGCTTACCAGCTTGCGAAAGAAGTTCATTGACAGTCTCCGTGTCTTGTTTGCTCATTGTAGCATTTGTCACATCGCGCAACATCGCATCCTGTGACCACACATTCGAGCTCTTGTTAAGTTTTGATACGTCAACACCATAGGATGCTGACATGGTTTCAAATGAATTGCCATTGTATGTAGTGTGCCAAACGATACCGATCTTTGACTTACGGATCGTCTTGGCAGCCTCTGAATCGTATGGAACAGCGTAGACGATTGTGTTTGGATGGAATGTTGTATAACGCTGGCCATCAATCATTTCGTCACCAACATCTTCACTGCTGTATAGGAAGTCACCTTGCACAACACCTTTGATCCCAAGCTCTGGAAGATACTTCAAAGCAGCTTTCAGTTTGTCTGCGAGGTCACCTGACGTATCAGCTTCGACCTCAGCAGCAGTCTTGTACACCTTTGGGTTCTTGTTGAAAATACCCTTCTTTGCAACAAAGAACTTACCATCAGTTGGATCAATCCCAGCAAACACTGCAGGAGCACCATCCCACTTAACAGAGACGCTACCTTCATGCTTACCACCAAGCATGTCACGAAGCATTCGCAGAGCTAGGATCGCTTGACGTGTTCCGTCGACGCCACCATAGATCACCTTGTCCTCAATGTGGGTCATGTGGGTGTTCTTCTGCTCTGTAATGAAGTTTGAGAAGTTTATCATTATTGTGACTGCTCCTGCCAATTCAATGCAACAATAGCATCGTCGTTGTTTGTTGTTGGAGTGATTGCTACTGTAAATATATCACCAGTACTATCGTTGTCGATAATAGCTCTGGTTAGCTGCGCTGAGTGGTTAAATATATCTGCAAGTGCTACTGTCGGGGCAGTATCCTGTCCTTTGAATAATCCTTGTAATATGATCTCGCCACCACTCATCGAATCTGCTGAGATGTCATATTCAACAGCGCCAGATGAATCTTGCAACACCCACGATGCATTACGTAAAGATGTTACATTACGAATAATCATATATTTAAAAGCTGTAGCTTGTAAACCGTAGAACTCTGCATGTACTGGGACGACAACAGCATCAGTATGACCTTTTCTGAGTCGTATAGACACCATAGGATTGAGCTTATCATTGACGAGGTTTTTACCTGTGATTGGGTTTGTAGCGCTTCTGGTCAAACCCTGTACGTTATAACCACCTTCAGATATAACTGTTGTACAAATTTGTTTTAGTGTGCTAGCACCATCTGTAGCACCTGTGTTGGTTATTTCATATCTGCAAGGCAACGATGCAGTTGTAATGTACGTTCCTGTAATATCATTAGCGTGGTGAAAAATATGTGTGACGATAAACTGACCATTTATTACAAAACCTGTTCGCACAGATCCAACACCAAGCCATTCTAAATCAACCCAGAATATCTGAGACTTTGTAATATCAAGAACCAACCCACTTGGGCCTGTGCCATCTAGCTGATCGATGTTCCAATCAGCTTGGGATACTCTTGTATTATCAACTACGCCAGTTACAAAACTTCTTTTTACAAAGTAAGAAGTTAATCCATCCTGCTCAAAGTAAATTCCATTCTTCTTGCCAAAATATCCAACTCGCTGTCGCAGATTAGCTTTTGGAGTATTCATTGTAAATGTATTCATCGAGATCAGGCTCTTACCAGGTTGGTAAGGAAATGATCTGTTGGTCTCACGTATGATCTCATCACCGCTAGCTGATCCAACTGTTAGATCGACTAGACCTTGGTTAGCGTTGAACGCTACCGTGTGTGTTCCAGATGACTTCTGAGTCCACTTTCTCTGGTTATCTGCAAATCTAAACGAGCTATCAAACAAGGTGTGGGGAAGCGCAGCTCGCATTCTACCAAAGGCATCAGAGCTTGTGTTCAAGTTGCCCGATGGAACGTAAACAGATGGACCAGCTTGGCCAGCAACCATAACAACCTCATACAAGGTGTTATTGTTGTTTAGTAGTGCGTTTTTTTCTGTGCTAAACTGAGCCATTAAATTGGTCCTATAAATTTACGCCCTGCAATTGGCATAATAACAATACGTGTTCCCTTTACACCAGCGTCACTTCTATCGCCTTTGTAGATTGCAGCTAACACAGGTTCATAATCTCCAGTAATCTTGTCACTGTTAAAGTGCACATGATTTGCTGATAGTTGATAGTATGAACCAGATTTGATTACCTTTACTGCACCTTGAAGCAGTATAGAAACATTCTGACGGCCGAGTGCCTTACCATAGTCGTTACCATATACACTGAGGTTTTTCAAATGGTCATCGTCAATTTTTCTATACAACGATGTAGCATTTGGTAATCCTTGAGGATAGGCTTTCTTCAAATCACTAACAAACTTTTGAACTTCGGGGTGGCTAGCAATAGTTGGTTCAGATCTTTGTGAAACGCCGCCCCACTGTTGGAAGTCCTTAGCGGTGCGACCCTTCTTGTGAGAAATCCAAACTACCTCCTTACCATTTACATCTAACAAATGGAAGTCTGATTTTGGTGTACCTGGCGTTGTTTCTGCTCCAGCTATATCATACACCCTGTTACCCACTTTGATTTTAATTGTCCCCTGAGCAATATCGGATCTAATATCATCCAACTGCTTCTGTAAACTTCGAAGCTCCATATCCTCAACGGCTGTACCAGCGCCTGCACCCTTGCCACCAAAATCACGATCTTTACCCAAATCGCTTAGACTATATTCTTTACCATCTTTGCCAAGCAACTTAACAGTTCTTAGCAATTGTTGGTTCCGTTTATCCATAATTTTGGATATTGCGGGGTCATAGTGAAACTTTACGTTTCCGCCAGTAGCTAACGTGAAGGATTCTTCGTCTTTATACTTACGTAAAAACACATCAATTCTCCAGTCATATTTTACAAATTCGGCTGGAGTCATCTTGGTGTACATAGTGGCCTCAGTGATGTAGGATCTAAATGAAAGCATTGGGTTCTCACAAAATAGTTTCTACTATTTATACATGAAAAAAAGGGGCGCATAAGCGCCCCTGCAATCGCACCATCACTAACACTTAGACCCGTTTGATGTAGGCTTTTTCACCTTTCACCTCGAGGTCAAACTTGTACTGATCAAAACCAGAGTCAACAAGATCGGCGTTTAGCTTCTCGACCATGCGAGCGATTTGAGTCAATTCTTGGTCGTCGTTACCAACAAACACAAGCTCTGGTTCTTTCTCGTTGTTTACATAACCCATCATCAAGCCTCCACAATCCTCTGTTCTACCACATCGATATGCTTGCACTTCCTAAATGCAGGACAGCTACAAACAAAACCATCATCTCTCATCTCAACAGTATACTTGTTACCCTTTGAACCGTCAACAGCCCATTGGATACCCACCATCCAGTGGCGTTTTGTATTTATCAAGGAACTCGCAAAAACTCTTGCTGTCGTCTTGGTAAATTGGGAGGCAGGCTTCATCAATATAGTCCATTGTTATGCACGCAGCTAGCGTGGGATCCATGAATGACTCGTAAGATGCTTGGAGATAGAAGTCGTCATCCCACTCTCCGTAACAACTGGTCACAGTATAGCTATACAGAGCTTTTTCTAGAAGGTCAACAGAAAAGTTGTACATAAACGCCTCCCTTTCTTTTTATTTAGTCGGGGAGGCGCTCGAGCTTAGGCGGCTGTGGCGTATTCCACAGCCTTGTGAGCAGCTTTGATCTTGCGAGCTTGGTTGATACCGAACCAAGCCGACTCCATCCGAGTATCTGCAGAACGACCCATCTCGTGGTCAGTCAGATACGTGACAGAGTTGAACGCCTGCCACCAAGTACCAGCACCCAAGTTAGCACCAGGCTGAGTGTCGAGAACAGCCATTGCTGCTTTTGCAGTCTTGGTCAGATCGTCAGCCTTCGTCACCTTGACACTCTTGTCCTTGTTGTACGTGTGAGGGAACACATCGTTGTAGTACTGGATCAAGGAGTCGACCGAGAACTTCTTGGAAGCCAAGAACTCTGCCATCTCTTTGTACTTGCCAAACTTCTCGTGAGCAATGCCCAAGGTCGTCTTGACAGTCTCAGCATCGAACACAGAACGGTGGTTCAGCTTGACTTGGTTCTTCGAAGCTGAGTTTAGCGACATCGTCAGAGTGTTGTTGCAGACGACACGGATCGGAGTGAAGCGAACGTCGATCGCCTTACCGTACTGGTGAGGGTTGCTGAACAGCAGATACGAATCAACTTGGTCGCTGCCAAGGATCGTGAACGACTCTTTGACCTTAGCCAAAGCCCACACGTTGCGGCCGCCCTTGAGCGAGCCTGCAGTGTTCATCTCCATGTCGCCAGCAAGCACATACTCCGAGAAGAACTTGAATGCTTCTTCGTTCTGCACAGGGTTCCAGTCTTCGCCAACAACATCCAAGATCTTGCTGTCTGACGAACGGATCAGAGCCTGATGGCCAGGAACCTTGATGTTCGTCCCTTCGATCGTCAGATCCTTTTTCTCAACTGCCCAGTTAAGGCCAGCCTTATCCATCATCTGCTCGGGAGTCAGATCATTCGAGACCTGAACACCCAGACCATGCCAAGGCGTCTCGCCTGCATAAGCCATCTGAGCAACACCGTTTACGATTTCGAGTTCGTGAGCCATTTTGTAGTCTCCTGTGTGTGTCTATGAGTATAATATAGTAGCTTGTCGTCGTGAAGTCAACAGTTATTCTTTAATTTCTGGAAAACCTTCTACGATTTCATACTGAACGCCGTCGATGTAGAACTCGTCACCATACTCAAAACACGTGGTGAACATCTCGGCGGCACCAAAGGTTTCGAACTCTACAACTTCACCAGTCGTCTTATTTTCTACCGTAACCATCTCATCTCTCCTCTGTTGCTATTAATATAATGCCCCGTCGACATAAAGTCAACAGGGCATCTGAATATTTTTGGATTATTTTCTTGGACGGTAATCTTGATCCAAAACATACTTGCAATTGTTGTTGGAGAGGTTCCAAGTTTTCTTCAACTTTTCCAAGTATGCATCAGCAACAGCTTGATCAAACTCTGGCATTCTTTCCCAGTACTTCATCTTCTTTTCGGCGATTTGCATTTCTTTGTTTGCTACCCAACGCTCTTCTCGGTCATCAGAGCGATCTAGGATGAAGCGAAGGTAGAAGTAGTTATCAAGATGCTTTTTCCAGCACGAAGTAGGATAAAGTTTTGTAATGCTAAACCGACCATAGTCAAACTTTTGATTATCTGGATAGAAGAGATGTTTCATAGCCATGATGTGTTCCTGTTGTTATGAACGGATCACCTTTATACAGAGTTGTTGTAGTAAAGTCAACAGACAATTTAGTCGTGAATGGTTTTTTTTACATCAGCCCCACCACAGAATGTGTGGCAGAGGCTAGGTCCGATACCATTTGATAGGTTATGATAGAAAGTCTTCCATTCTTCTGACTCAAATATATCTGCTACAGAATTGACGTTGGTCAGTTTGAACTTCTCTTGAACAAGATCTTTGATCTCACCATTAAACAAATTGGGACGATCCCACCAGCAGCACGGTAGAATGTATCCTTGAGCTGTGTGCCCAATCTGCTGTTGATTGTTAATACACTTTGGATAAATGCTGCTCATAATCCCGATCTACATAATGTTTAGTTGGTTTTAACGGATCATCTTTAACAAAGCGGCTGGATTCCATAAGGTGAAATTTAACACCATAATGTTTGGCTATACGCTTACAATCGTCAATGTGGTCTTCATTATATCTAAATGTGATATATCTCCACGTTGTATCCAATCCCATTTGTGCACACAGTTTCATAGCTTCAAACAGAGCTTCGCCATTTTGGTTAGTTCTGTATTGGTGGCTGTCTTCTGGATATCCATCAATACCAAAGATCCAGCGAGCTTTTGGGTTAGCTTCAAACGCTTGTCTATACCAACTAAGTGGTTTGCCTGTTGCTGCATTATGCACCTCGCAAGTAATCCCTCGGTCATAATTTAGCTTGAGGAATGTTATCAGGTTTGGGCTGAAAACAGGATCAGAAATGTTGCCACAGAAGTTAACATGCTTAAAGTAGTCAATCACCTTGACATACTCATCAACAGTCATGTCGTAGCCAGGAACCTTATTACCATTATCCTTGTAGAATGCTCTGAGACATTTTACACACTCAAGAGAACAGCGATGTGTGATATCAAGGTTTATTGAGTTGTTCATACCCCCACCGTCTTTCTAGACATTGCCAGCAATCACCACACGGATCACTATTATTAGCAATACAGCTAAGGGTTAGGCCAACATCAATATTTAAAGAGGTTGCAAGATCAATAATGTGATATTTGTACAGCTGCAAGAATGGTGCACAAATTCGTGGATGATAAATTCTCCACGGCCTAAAAGGTCGCCCTTCCATTGTAAACTGTGGAAAGTGTTCAACTGGTGGATCTCGATTAATAGCAATGTACAGTTGATCGATTGGATATTCTGCTAAAATTGTATCAACCCCACGTGCAACACGTTCTCCACTGTGTTGTGATTTATCCTCAATCTTAACAACTTCTTTACCTGTTAAAAGTGTAACGCGATCTGGATTATCAAACCCATCTTTGCGATGAACATTAAACAATGTTATGTCAGATCCTGTCGATACCAAAAGATTATAAAGCACCCAACTATCTAATCCACCAGTAATCATTATACCAATATTACCTTTTGGGGTAATATCAAACAATCGTCTATCCCAAGCTGGGCCGCAAACATACTCCATCATATTAATATCTGATCAATTGCTTCAGGAATGGTTGTAGTGTCTAATAAATGGGGAAAGTAATCTAAAATAGGATTACCATGATGGAATCCCCACGTAAGGTATTTTACTGACAATAGAGATGACTGCATCATCTCACTCATATTACGTAACTGTAGCTTATTGGACTGTTCGTATATCAAATGTGGAGCATTGTTTATCACATCAACATCTGTTATTAGACTGCCAATGTTCACTATTATCTTGTTGGTGTTCCGATACGCTTGATAGAATTTAGCTAATATCTCAACTTGACAGTTGTTTATACATGCGTTGTTAATAAACACATCACAATCAACTGAGTGTTTAATTATTGTGTCAACATCAGCAAAGTTATAACCTGTGGACCTACTAAAGCCAATGTATGGTATATTTCGCTTTGTTAGCTCATCAGTAATTAACTTCCCAAAGCGTTTGCTATTACCTGTTACTGCATATTTCAAAATGGCACACTCTTAACCCATTGTAGATAATTCATTGTCAACTCATCATTAGCTGCAATCTCTTTATTTGCAATCCACGTTTTGTCTCCAATGTAGTTGAGGTTGTTCTTCAAGCTGTGGTTGACGTAGCTTTGGTTTTCATTCTTGTGAATGTTGCCATCAATTTGCAGCACTATCGTTCCTTGTGCAATATTCTGATCTGCAAAACGACCTTGTCCGTGTATGTCACTCTTTGCTACGTAAGTTGCAACTGACCAGATGTTCATCTCACATACTCTTTGTATTTTTCATAGCTACGATTTACCAGCTCAGTATGACGATCCAAATCGAGCCAGCCAACCACAAATAACAGCAGTCTGTTACTGTCTTTGTCAGTCTTCTTTACGCCATGCATGCTGCCGTAGCTCTTCAACGCAAAGCAATCAGTTGACTCTGGAACCTCTGTGTCAATATGTTGAGTGATCTCACCATAGACTAATTTACCATCAACAAGAGATGGCTCTCCATCTGTCAAGTAAAGGCTTTTACGGTCACCTTCAATTGTCATTCGGTATCCACAAGGTTCTGTGGCTAGCTGATGGTCTCTGAACTCTCGAGTGATTGTGTTGTAATCTTTTTTGGGACCGTAGTAGTCAACGTAGTTGTCATCAACGTGAGGCTTGACATCTACGTTCGCTCTGACGAGTTTAAACAATACCGTGCCCGTGAATGGAAAGTGTGTGTTGGCATAGTCGACTAGCTCGGGGTGAGCTCCATCCTTAATAGGCATTGGATCGTGAAACGGAATTGATCTGTCACGATGGGTAATGTATTCTTCACTCCAAAAGTAAAAGTCTGTGTCAGGCTTAAACTCATCCAACACCTTTTGCTTATATTGAAACTTAGGTAGGTCGAGTGGCAAGAATCTTATGCTTGATGGTATTGAAATCATTGTTGTCTCCAAACGAAACTTGAAACATTAATCGTTCATGGTCAGAAGTGCTTTTTGCTTTATGCTTGACACCCCAATTTGTTTGAAACAATACAGGGTAAGGATCCAATGTGAAAGTCTCAATAGCCAGGTTAGGGTCTGTTGGAATTAGTGTAGTGACAACTCTGTCAAACTCACCAACAACTGGAATAGAAAGTGCACAGAGCCTGTTACTTGTTTTGACTAACCACTCCATGTAACTAGTAGGCCAACTACCAATAGCACTGTGCCACGCTTCACCAAGAGCTGATATGTTCTCTAGCAGATCACGATCCTCATGTGCAGCTATCTCAAAATGTGCATCACCTCGTATGAACCCAGCCGAGCAAAATGATTGCCTACCCCCAAAGAATTCACATATGCTATCTGGAATCATCTCAATTGGCACTAAACCGTCTGATAGTGTTTGGTTTGGCAAACCATACCAAGGAACGACAGCAGCTAAATCGATTAGCTGTTTGACATCGTACGGTAGGTTGGGGACTTGAATATGGAAGTTCATTTTCTCTTAAACCAAGGCCAGCCTGCAATGCTGTGACGTTGACCACTACACGGTCTGACAAGATGTGCAACACCTGTTCTCATTACTATACACGTGTTCTTCTTAGGAGTAAACTTAAATGTTTTATCTGCAAATGAAACGTCAAACATCTCTGTCATCTGCTGAAACCCATCACTCCATTCCAGCTTAGCATCCTCAAGACTTGGGAACTCAATGTCACCATCCACTTCATCACTCAAGTATAGAACGTACACCATATCACCGTAGATCTTGTTATTTTCTGCGTGCAACGCATAGAAGTCACCAGGATAGAACCGCTTGTACTGCATATTCAGCCCGTGAAACTTCTCTTCTGGCATCTCACAACCAAACCGATCGATCGAGAGTTGATTCAATTTTTTATAAATTGGCTTGTATAGGTCCATTGTCACTACACGATAACTCATATCTGTGTCAGCCATTAGTGGCTTAAACTTCTGATTATTAACGTGTAGCATATCGTCGAACTGTGCAGTGACGTATTGGTTATACATCGTATCAAATTCTTCGGGTGAGAGGAAATCCTCAATTACCCATAGACTATCTTTTATCAACTCTTTGTACATTGACGTGCCTTTGCAAATTTATTATACCAATCAAGAAACTCATCCTGGTTTAATATAGACTTGATCTTATCAGCATTCGTTCCATTATTTTGTTTCTGAGGCAGCCTACCATTTGGCTTCATGTTGGGTATGTCTTCATACCATATTGTTTGTACTATATTTAGAGTGGGCAATCTGTTATCCAGCTCGATTAGCCGTTGTGCCAAATCGTCAAACCACTCTCGTTTGTAATAGAATGGCTGAATGTCAGAAGACCCAGAACTGTCGTATGTCACCCATTTGTCTGTATGATTACCAAACCCAAAGCTAATGAACTGTCCTAACACATCCGCCCGTCGAACCACAATTACTGGCCGGCAATCGATTAATTTCCACACCCGCGGCGACATCTCTACTCCCGTGTGCAGCTTAAAAATGCTGCGATTGGTAAGTAAAGACAACCTATTGAATGTTTCTTTATCATGGTCATCAGTTGTGTAGAAATATGGTTGGAACAACTCACCAAGATCGTTTGGGCACATCAGGTTGTAAGTTGGATTATTGTTGGCAATCCAATTAACCACAAATGTTGTTCCTGATCGTGGAGTGCCAACAACTACTATCATTGCTTTGGTTTGAACAGTAGCTTCTCTTCGTACTCATACAGCAAGTTGTCGAAGTTGTGAGCAAACACATCGCCCTGTAAGTGCACACGCAGTGTACTGCTCTTTCCGCTGACTTGGTGATCCTCTTTTGTGCGATGTATCCATGTGCCGTAACCGTAGTGTAGAGTCTCAATGATTTGCTTGTCGTGGTAGTCAAAGAACTCTAAAGGAACATTGTCATCGTTGTATATTGGAATCGTTATGCAAGCTACACGTTGAGCGTCAACATGCTTTGGAATCAGACCCATGCTGGTACAGAATCCCCATCCTGTAGTGATTCTCGCTAAGTCCTCAATGATGTAGTCGGGATATATTCCTTCCAACATTTCCAAATTTGCATAATATGTTGTCAGTGTTTTATCAATGTACATATATCCACGTTCAACACTTTTGTGAAACTTCTCTTTTAACAAGTCGCGTTGATCATCATTTAAGTTCAACTCAACAGGATTAAAGAAGTACTTGTTCCATCGAGGTATGATATTACCATTCATTTAAATATTCCATATGTTATTGTATTGTTGCCATTGCACCGAAGATGTCGTTACATTCCCACTTAATATCCAATCGCTCGCCAATAAACATTGACAACTCATCAGCTATTGCTTTTTGGTTATTTAGCATCATCTTAATATCATCTCGGCGCATACTCGAACTAAAAAATCGTTGACTCAACTTGTCTTCCAATTGTGTAGTATCTTCATCTGCAAATATTAACCTTATCAGTTGTCGATTAGATTGCACAATGTCACTCAATTGTCGGTAATTGTTTAGCTCATCAAAGAACCTAATGCAATCATCATACAAATTAGACACGTAAGGTTTTAACAAATTGGTGTTTATCAGATTGTGATAAAACCAATGATAGTCAAACATCTTTACCAATTCATCTAAGTTATAACTAAAGCATCTATGTATTATTTCAAACTCTTGATGCCCAATCTTAATCACCTTAGTCTTTATATCATATTTCTGCTTATAAGCTGGTGTCATCATTTCAATATTAGTTACAAGGTGTAGGAAGTATGTACGTACGTAATCGATTTCCAAACCATGGTAATTATGATGAAGAGTCTTTAACCAACTGTCCGCCGTTTCACCTGGCAAAGCAATTATCATTTCGCTAGTGATTGGAATGTTGTTGTTCTTATACTGCTGAATAAGAGGCAGCAACCGATTGTTGTCAATGTTTGATCTATTGACTATCTTTAATACTTCAGGAGTGTGAGTCTGAAAACTGATCTTTAAATTGCGTTGGTCAATCGACACATTATTGAAGATCTTCTCTAATATAATTGGGAGGTTTTTACTTCCATTCTTCGCCAATCCACTGTATGATATTTTCAGGTTATTATCGTTCATGTTTTGCTGCAATATCATATAATCGATGATGTCGATGTCTCTTTTTAGGATGCCAAAATTAGCATCCAATATTTCCAACTCGCTAATGTTCTTCTTAGTGTAAAGATATTCAATCGTCTGATACACTTTATTAATATCAAATGTAGTCAGCTTTGATTTAGATTGTCCGCCCCAATCGCAGAAGCTACAACTATATGGACACCCTCTGTTGGTCTCGAAGCTGACTTTGAAGTCTTCTCCAGATGACAGCAACTGTTCAAATATTCCATCGGTGTACGGTGTGGGGATGTCGGTCAGCTTACGGGTGCTAAGTGGTAACCCCAACAACCATTCACTGAATGCAATCTCTCCTAGTCCAGCGATGCTGGTATGCAACCACAGTCGCTCCTGATCAAATTGTTGCTTTTGAGTCTCGTCCTCAGGAACTTGTGGGCCACCATATACAACCACCCCATTTGGATTGATTGACTTAAAATACATCGACAGCTCATCATTATACTGCTGATTCCAAACGTAACAGGTCAAGCCCAAGATATCTGTCTGCAGAAGTATCTCTTTATACTGCTCGACGGGGCAATGCTTGTAGATTGGTGTTAAGAACTCAAACTGATCGCAGATCTCTTGTATCTTACTGCAGTGACTGATGATACAACCCACAGCATATGGAAGCCAGTTTGAGTGTATTATTGATATTGTACCCAACAATATGTTAGTTTTTTTCACTATTATACCATTCTCAAAACATATTGTAAATTGCTTCCAGGAAGCTCCTCCCGCGTGACTTTCCAGTTATATTTACTTGTCTTTGCAAAGTATTGCAACAACTCTGGAGATTCTTCTCTGCTAACCCAAATGTTAGTATAGCCCAATGACAATGCGTAGTCTGTAGATAGGTCAAGAGTCTCCACACCTCTTTTTAGGTCAGCCGCCAAGCCACCAAAGTTGTAGCTACGCGATCTTGTGTGCCGACTCATAATCCGAATACTGCCGTTGTATTCAGGTCGTTCAATCCCTGCACTATAGTAAACCAACTGAGGATCCCAACCCATTCTGGAGAACTTGGTGTACTCAAACAACGGATTCTTTAGATAGTTGTCAGCGTGCTTGTGGTCTGCATTTTGGCTGAATAGCTGTTTAATATCATCAAGATGTGAATCAATTGGTGATAGCTTCCAAATCATCTTGTCCATCCAAGCTAAACATTAAGGCAATACGACTCATTTTGCTATTGTTGAATACAGCGTGTGAGAAACCAGTGTTTAGGAAATATGCCTTACCAGCTTCTAAATGAATGTTAGTTTCAACACCCTTTACATTAAACCAGTTTTCAACCATTGTATTGGTGTAGATTGGAATAATGATTCGAGTAGCATATGAAGGATCATAATCAATATGCCAGGGAATCTGCTTACCAGCCTCCAGCTTAGTAATGCGAACTCTCATTGCAGGAGCTTTAAACTGATTAACAATCTCTTGAAAGTAGCTGCCTTCATACAACTTTGTTGGTTTGTTATACAGCGTCTCTTCTCTTCGACGAATTCGTTCCTTGATGTCGTCGGTATGTTCCATCATTTCGCCATTGAGCTCAGTTAGATTGATCTGCTCAAAGTTGTCATAGACATTCTTAACCAGCTCTTCATGGTTCATACACAACGCTGGGTTAGCAGTAATCACATCGACAAACTGTGAAGCAACCTTGTCACATTCACTTTGCAGCCTTGCTAAATTAATCTCAATTTGATCCAAGTGAGCTACAGTAGGTAGCTGATACTTCTTCCGCAATACAGACACGATTAATGTCTCCTCTTTTGAATTTATCATATAGTGGGTCAGTCGTTGTTGCTAACCACACACTATCGCTTGGTGTTAGGTTAAGTTGCTGACAGATGTCCGATTGGTATGTGGCCAATAGGTTGTGGATGAAATCAATGTCAAAATTGCTTATGATTGTTTCAGCCACATCGTGAGCATAGTAATTGTAATACTTGGCTGATCCTATCAACCCCTCTAAGCGACGATCTGGTGTTCTTGTGAAGTACCAACCTGTTCTTACATTGCGAACACCAAACGACTTACTCAGGCTGTAGAATACTGCTGAGACGTCTTTGTGTAGCGTTATTGGAGTAACCTTTGTTGACCCAACATATGCCAGATCTAATACAGTCGGTCCAGATGTAGGTTCTACAAAGTTACCGTGGATTGCACTTGGGATGCTTTGATATGTTATCGTCGGATGTGATCTTCCGTTGATGTTCTCTATCCATTGATAGTCACCTTGCTCCCGCCAGATATTGAACTCTGTAGTTCCACTCCACCAATTCAAACCTTCTGTAATTCCATTCATTGGATACACGTAGAAACCAGTTAAGTCAACAACTGGTTTGAGCCACTCGATTATGTTGGTATTGTATTCTGATACTCTATCAAAATCAGGTTTAACTTTTTCAATGACATCTAGCACACAAGGTAGTACAGGAGGTCTGATTGCCAGTGATTTATTTAAAATTTGCTCAAGCATTTTATAACGATTCCAGTTGGATCCCAAGCATTCAAACTACTGGCGCTGGGATGTTCATGGTGATATTTATGCCACCCCTCACCAGGCGCTAAAACATTCATTAACGGAATGTCTGTGGGCTTACCATTCTTATGAGCAATGTAATTCAACAACCCAAAGCCCACATATGCCAACACAAACGGAATAGCGACAAAGATAACAAACACCTTGATACTGATCATTAGCATTGCAATGGCATAATATGCATGAATGTATTTTCCATATCGGTGAAAGAACACTACACGAGGATTGGACAGAAGATCCTTAATATACTTACGAGGTATGTAATTCACACGCCATTGACTAAGTATGACGGCCTTTGCACCCTTGTACACAGGACTGTGGGGGTCATGCTCAGTGTCGCTAGTACTATGGTGCATTCGATGCACCGCACACCATGTAATAGGACTTCTTGCACCACAGATCATGCCAAACAACAACATGATAACTTCAACGATATTGCTCGTCTTAAAAGTTCGGTGGGAAAAGTATCGATGATAGCCTGCGGATATTCCTATCATTGCTGCAACGTAATAGAACAAGTATCCATATACCAAAGTCATTTTACACAGCCCACAATATGAATACGTTCAAAATCTAATGTTGCATTAAAAGCTGTGTGATATTTGGTTGTATCAATTTGGTAAGCATGTCCATTACTTGGAACGTGAAATACATTCTTATTCAACATAAAGTAGCAATCTGGATGAGTGTGAACAGCTAGATGCGTACGGGGTGTTCTATCTGTATGATATGAGTAGCATGTTTTAGGATTTAGCTTCATAATACGAGTCCTGTATAGATTGTTCTCTGTAATGAATCTGCTAATTTCCCACCAATCTGGAATATTTAAATGTGTGAAATCCAACTCCGTATACTTGGACCATTCAATCTTTCCAATACCGCTATGGAAGTCTCCGTCAGGTGATTGTAAACTTATTTGAGAGTCTTCCCACCAACCGTGTTTTTCAACCAAGTATTTTATTTCAATGTCAACTTGTTTGAGGTCGTACAAACCTGGCAATTGTATCATAAGATGTTACCTGTAATGCAAAGAAGAATGTGTATACGCTGTCAGCAGTCGCATACGCGTGATGATATTTTGATGTGTCAGCTAGATATAACCTACCTCTTTCAATTCCAACTTCCTCCTCATACTGCTGTGTTTCTCTATTCCAGAAGCAAAAGTGGTTGTTGGCAGGGTCATTGGTCCCCCACAATCGTAGGTTTGCGCAAGGGATACCAACATCTAAATGAGGTTTAAAGTGTGCTCCATTGTTCCATTTTAGTATACAACATCTAGCTAAATGCTGTTCAAATATATCTGTGAAAGGTCTCATTGATTGCATTGAAGTCATTGCATCAGTTGGAATATGAAAGTCAATATCGTCTAATGGGGCTTCTGGATGATTAAGAGACCAGATATCCATTGGCCAGTTAATTGGAGTCGGCTTACAGTCAAAGTCAGGATCAGATTTAGTTAAACCAAGCGAGTATCGTTCAATCTCGGTGTGTGTTATTCCAAACTGTTCAAATCTATCTTGAAACTGTTGAATTTCCGTTTCAAATAAATCGCAATCAATAGTTATTGGAAGTGGTATTAAGTTCTTAGTGTGTATCTTGTTATAAGCATCAGCATCAATCTTAGGACGAGATGCACGCTTTGTACGAAGTAGTTCGTATTGTGGATCTGAATTGAGAACAGTGTAAAACGAAACTGGGAATTTAGCACTAATGATCTTCTTAATTTCTTCAAACGATCGATCCATTATCGATATCTTGAACAAAAGTCGATCTTCTGGACCATTAACTACTCCATGTCGACGAGAAGTGTTAAACAATGCGTACTTGTATGTGAAGTGCTTATCGAGATCAAATGTTACTGGTGCTGCAGACTCTGACAATACAAAGTTCAATGAGCACTGAGTATTTAAATCAATATGTGGGCCAAGGATTGCATTGGCCTTCAACTTATAAAATCGTACTCGATAATCTTTTACAATATCTAATAAACCAAGCTGTTCCATAATGTCATCAGCATAGCTAAATTCAGAAATGCGGGCGATCTTCCAATTATGATCTAAACTATTGGGGCGTTCGTCTATGTATGATTCTTCTGTGTCTTTTACATGATCATAATAACGTAAACACCAATCCTTGTCAAACTCAATATTTAAATCATACAAGTATTGATTATCGTTGGGTGGTGGGGGATAACTAAGCATGCCTACCTCATATAAAAAAGCCGCGCTAACCATGGCGCGGCACGGGTTTATTACGTAACCACACGTTAGTATATAGCCTTAGAAGCTAAGCGTAGCACCAACGAGTGCATCTTCGCGGTTGAAATCAGCATCAAAGCTGGTCTCGAGGTAAAGCTCAACAGAAGCGCTGCCAAGGTTGACGTTTGGAACGTAAGTAGCACCAACAGTCACACCAGTGAAAGCAGACTCATCAAACACCATAAGATCAGAGCCATCATAGATGGTTAGATCGGTGTTGACATACAAGCCAAGACCCTCGACTGGAGAGTAAGCAAGTTCTGGAGTAGTCACAACAGTGAACAGCTCAGTGTCGATGTTGTATTCGCTGGTCACTTCGGTGTTCAAAGCAACACCAGTGGTGCCGAAATCAAGAGCAAAAGCTGAGCTAGCAGAAAGAGCAAGAACAGCAGCAGCGGTCATAAGAAAGGTTTTCATTTGGTAGTCCTATATTTGTTAAACGCGTTTAGTGGCCCGTTCTGTTTCTAGGTGGAGCCGTACCCAAGTACTTATGCAGCTAGTGCGTAAGCCTGAGGAGCAAAATTATCGTTTGCATTTAGTTTAGCGGCCGATACGAGGCCATCCGGTAAACTCCACGTCATCTTCACACCTGTCGATCCTATTTCGACCCCAGCAAAGATACCGATCTTCTCGGTTACATAAACTTATCTCGCCATATGATAGCAACACTTCATACATCCAAGGGTTCCATAACTAACCGGTATCTGTGGTGGAGTCGTCGGGTACCGCCCCCGAGTCCAGAATGTGTCCACGTTGCTTCAACGTCTACAATTTATATAGTATACGAAATAGCCATTTAGGTCAACAGCTATTTCAAACTTTTTCAACTGTGCCTTTTGGGTCATACCATGTGCCAGATGCTGAGTATGTGTACTTGTAGTCTTTATCGCCAATGAAAGACAGTCTGTCAAGGTTCTCAAAACTGTACGTGTTGTTGACAGTGTAGTTGCCATGCTCATCAATCTTGAAGTTGATATCTGCAACATATGTCTGAAACGGTGGATCAATACAAAATGCGAAAGACTTATAATCAAGATCTGGATTAAACTTAATATTGATCTCATACGCGCCTTTGGCTCTCCACAACATTCGTAAAAAGCTAAACACTTCATTCATTGATGTATCAGCAAACACACCAAAACCAGATTCAATGATGTTGTAATCAAAATTCTCATACTGAACATCTTCACGGGGAATATTGTCACTAAATTTAACAGTGTAGTGTTCTTTTATGTCCCCCACAGTGTGCGAGTTTATTATAGACCCATCAAACGTGTTGCACAAGTCTAACCAAATGTGCATTAGCTTAATTCTAATGTATCTGTGCAATCTGGTGTTTGTAAAATCTAACGTATACCAACCCTTAAGCCAGTATTTGTCTCGTTCGTTCATATTGTATTTTTTTCTGTCATCATATGCAGATCCAATATTGTCACCAAGACCAGGGCCAGGGCTAATCGCAAAGATACGCGTTCTATGATTCCATAGACAATTGAAACTGTGGTTCATAGCTTCGATGTCCTCGCCAGGCGCACCAATCACCCAACAGACGGTTGCATTCATACCAGCAATTTGACTATCAATCAGATTCTGATTAATTTCAACAACAGTGTTCTTTTTGTTGATTGCCATAAGAACTTTATCACTACCAGATTCAACACCGTAGTTAAGACCAATGCAGCCAGATCTTTTCATCAATCTGTAGAACTCTAAGTCCATTCTGCCATCGATACGAGCATATGCCCACCAATGAATATTTAAGTTTCTGTTAATTAATTCTTCGCAGAACCTCTTTAATCCATTGACGTTACCATTGACCAAACTATCAACAAAGAACACAAAATTCAAGTTGTATTTCTTTACTTGGTATTCCAATTCATCAACAATAGCTATTGCATCTCTATCTCTAAACTTCCAATACCACACCTCGCTGCAGTATGTGCATCTTGCAACACATCCTCTGCTGAGCTCGGTACAGATAGAGTTAGGTAGTGTGTATTTGTATAGACTAAAGCTAGAGTAATCAGGAAGCGGTAAACTATCAATGTCCACACGAACTTTACCAAACAACGCACCAATTTTTGGAGCATCTGGCTTTATACCATTCTCCCAATTGTTCAGAAAGTCTAATATGGTCTGTTCGCTCTCACCCATAAAATAGTAATCGACGTTATCCGGCTTTTCAAAGTGACCCTCATTACACTGCGGCCCACCAAATATAATTGTCGTTTGTGGGCGTCTTCTTTTGATCTCGTTGACTACCCAAGTGGTTGAAAGAATGTTTGTGTAGTAAACACTAAGCCCAACAATGTCGGGTTCACCTTCAAGGATCGTGTCAACATATTCTTTCAACAAGTGTTGATACACAGGAAAGATCTTTTGTGAGTAGTATGGTTCTTCCCACCACCAATAGTTGGCGACCTCATATGCACCTGCAAGCTCTGGATCTTCCGCTTTTAGATCGTAGTACGATTGAACGTTGAAATCATAAACTTGAGTACTGTATCCTGATGCTCTTGTTAGTGCCACCAACCTTGCCAACCCATATGGCGGCATTTGGATTGACCAAGATCCAAATAGAGCAAAGGTAATTTTTGTTTTTCTTGTTGCGCTGTATTCTATTGTTACAGGCTCGATAAAATTACGTGCCGGTTTGTTTACAATTTTTGGCGCAAGGTTTTGCAGAACCACCATATCATTGTTCATAGATCATATCCAATTGTTAATGCAAAAAGGAGAAAGGTCTCCCCCTCTCCTTTTCTATTTAGGTGTGTATTTTACGTGGTTACTTCCACTCAGCCTGAGTAGCAGCTAGCTCTGGATCTGGAACAAGTCCGTAGTCCACAAGCGCGCCTTCTGGACCAGACATTTGGTCTGACAAGAAGAACTGAACATACTCTTTCAAACCAGGAATAATATCAAGATGTTGCATCTTTACGTAGAAATACAGCGGACGGCTGATAGGATAGTCACCAGCTGAGATTGTTTCTACAGATGGAACGATACCATCAATTGTAGCTACTTGTAGCTTGTCCATGTTGTTTTCGTAGAATGAAAGACCAAACACACCAACGGCTGTGTTGTTTGCAGCCAAACGTGCTAGTGTTTCTGTATAGTCACCATCAACGTCTACAGCTTTACCATCTGTACGTACTTCGATACACGCTTTCTTTTGATCGTCATCTAGCTTCTCAACACCGAGAACTTGCTTGCAACCTTCCTCGAGAACCTTGACATCAAACACTTCACGCGTGCCGTGCTTGGTTCCTGGAATCATAACCAAGATATCTTGGTCTGGAAGGCTAGCATTAACATCGCTCCACTTAGTTGCAGTTGACGATGCAGTCAAAGCAAGATAGATGTCTTTTGCAGTTAGATTGAACGCTGGACCATTAATGTCTGATGCAAACACGATGCCGTCATAGCCGAATCGAACTTCTTTTACATCTGTGACGCCATTGGCAGCACAATCCTCATATTCAGAGTCTTTCATCTTTGAAGATGAATTGGCAATGTCAATAGTGCCTTCGCCAACTCCTTCACAGAGCTTCTTGCGGCCAGCTCCAGATCCACCACCTTCAACTACAGGTGTTTGGAATGAGTAATTCTCGCCAAAACCTTCGGCGACAATTGTGGCATATGGTAGTACAGTAGAGGAACCTGCAACGTGAACATTGTCACGCGCGAAAGCAGGCATAGCGAGAGCGATAGTCGTAAGAACGGCTAGTGTAAGTTTCATTAAATTTTCCTTGATTATACAAGAAGCCCCATTGCTTCAAAAATATTTAGCTATAGAAATATGAAAAATCGTTACAGGTTTGATGAAGGTTTTATGAAGTTTTTATAAAACACATGGTTATCAATCCTGCTGGTTTGATCATAGTCTTTACGCCATTTTGGTTTGACGTAGTTAGCATGGAACATTGTAGCTCCATCAGTAGGGTCAAACTGCTTGTCTTGAGTATTGTATACCAGCCATGCAGTTGTTTGCGCATCCATCCAGGCAATTGGATCACTTGGTTTATCACTCTTGCCATCATTGGTCCAAGAGAATTGACCATCTTCCCACACCACATCACAAATGGTGTCAGGAAAATTGGGATCTTGTACGCGGTTGAGAGTAACCCACGCTACAGCCATTTGGCCAAGGTTCGACTCTCCTCTTGCTTCAAAATAGATGTTTTCAGCAAGGCAGTTAATTTGTTTACTAAGTTCAATGTATTGTAGTCTATCAACTTCAGTGTTGTTAATAACGATTTGGTCGAAGTTGCTTCTTGCAGTTGCGGAATCTACTCCTATAGCGACCATTGAGGCGAGTGCAGCAATACTGCCGAACAGGCCGATCTTTGTGCTAAGTTTCATTAATCTTTCCGTTAGTTGTTTCAGGTATATTTACTTATAGCTTACCCTGGCGCCAAAGTCAACAGCTACGTGTAGCATGCTCCAATAATGGAGCACTTATAAATACCGCGCAAACGTTGTTTGCATCCTTAACAGAAAGTAGGTAATGTATGAAACAGATCGTTTTAAAAATGTACCTGTATCTTCCTGTTGTCGCTCTACTCCTTGGAATAGTATTCGTCTTCGCTTCTGAAGACACTTATCGTTATGAGTGCCAAGACCCAGCTAACTGGGAAAACCCAATCTGCCAGCCACCAATGTGTGAAGCTGCAGGGGTATGCACAAAGGACCTAGTGTATGACGGCGAAGCTGCAGCACAAGTGTTGGAAACAACACCTGAAATCTTGAATCCAGAGCCACAGCCAGAAGCTGTTGCTGAGGAACCAATTGACCAAATATTAACCGATATTGAAACCCAAGGAGAAAACCCATGAGTGATCAACCAACTGAACCAAGAGATATGGTAGAAGAGCTTAATGCTAAGCTACGTTTCATTGTAGGAGTTTGCCTAGCATTCACTCTAACTGGAACAATCTTTGCTGTTCTATATTCCCTTATTCACGTGACACAGCCAATGTCTGTCTCACCTAACGATATGAAGTTCTTTGAATTGATTCAGCCAATCGCAACATTCTTGACAGGTACGCTGTCTGGTATCATGTTGAGTGGCCAAGGATCTTCTCGTAAGAAAAAAGATCAAGAGTAATCACTTTAAGAATATGTGATCGCCTATGATAACTGTGGGCTTGTAATCGTTCTGCCAATAGGGCACTATGTACACCGTGTGATACATCGTAGCACCTTTGGTTGGATCTGGCACTCGCCCATAGTTATTATACACACTAATTGCAGCAGCTAGTGCCACAGAAAACTTCTTAACGCTACGGGGATTTCTGTGCTTTCCATCAATTGTCCAACTAAACTGTTTGTACTGGAAAACCACACCACAAATGGTATTTGGATAGTCGCCGCTGTGAACTCTGTTTAATGTCACCCAAGCGACAGCTTGCTGGCCAATATACGATTGGTTGCTAGCTTCAAAGTATATGTTCTTGGCTAGACATATGATGTCATGTTTAGTAGCACCTTTACATGGTGTACTAAACATTAACAGTAAAAGTATAAAGAGCACAACTGTCCGCATCAAAACATTTACTATTTTGACAGAGGATTGTTTAGTGCCTCTTGTAGTTTTTGGTTCAAGTCAATATCAAGCTGACGCATTTCAGCTCTCAAATCTTTTTCAACAGTTCGGTTATTGGATTCGACTTCTCTGATAGACTCTGTAACATCTTTCTGCAACTGGTTATTGTCGGATGTCATAGATTCAATACCGTTTTCGATATTTGCCTGAGCATCTTTAACTCGTTGCTCTGATCTATCAACAGTTGTTTCCAACCTAGTTATATCATCTTTTAAGCTAGTCTTAATATCTTTAGTATATGCTATAGCTTCATCTAATTTAGTTTCAATAAGTTGATTCTTTGCATCAATTGCAGCAACGTCAATGTTCAGTATGATTTCTTTCATACTCATGTAATCTGCATAAACAACAAACGCACCATACAATGCACCAATCACAGAGCTTACCAAAGCTGCTGCTGCGCTAATAGTCATAGCGGTCATCTTTATTCCGAATATACGGAATTCTTTGTTCTTGAGATTCTCTACACTTTCTTCGAGGTTCTCAAGCTCTTCTCCAAGATCTTTAACCATTTTATCCTCATGGCACTTCTTCTAACTGTAACATTTGCAATTGATCTAGTTCTTGCTGCAGTCTTTGCAATTCTAATTGTTTCTTTTGTAGTTCTAGCTCAAATAATCTATTACAGTCAATTCTGTTTTTTGCTACTTTGCCTAGTGGTATGGTTATTCTAGCATACACACCAACATCTCTAAGCGCAGACTGATCCGGATCGTAATTCGACCCCTGATTAATAATCCCAGTCACACCATACTCTAATTGTGTAGCAGATCCTATAGCATTAGAACACCTTAACTCACCAGCATCAAAGCTGTCCGATTGATAGCTTTGTTGAGCATTTGGTATAGCTAAGTTTAACGAACTTGCCGTTTCAGCAAAACTTATATTAGCGTTAAGTAATAATGCTATAGTTAATAATTTCTTCATATCAAACTCACTTTACCTTTGAGCATATCCTTGATGACACATTGGTTTTTGTTATATCATCTTTAATAAATCTAGATAAAGTGCAAACATATACTACTCTATCTCTATCGGCATTTTTTATATAAACATCGATTGACTTCTTTTCTAGATAGTTAAGATTTACTATCTTACTATCACTGACAAACGATATTGGATTCCTGTCTTTGTCATATACTTCTATCTCATAGTAATTGGCATCTTCACGTCTATTGAATAGCTCTATAGTAGTCTTTAGTACATTGTCAATGTATGATGCACTAAATTCAACATACGTTGGTGACATTTCGTGACCCCAAACTGGACCACCAAACGCCACCAACACTACAGCTAGAAACTTCTTCATTATTTTGCTATGCACTCAGCAACAACACTTGCTACGTAAGAACCAGCGGGAAATGCTTGGTTGTATCCATAGGTAGCTTCTGACGAAATCTTAAACCATGTTGAACCAGCGAGTGTTAGATCATACTGGATCGTGTTGTCGTATGTTATTGCATTGGTAGTATAAGCCGACATTGCTGGAACAGATACTTGGCTGACATCAACATCACCAGTCCACTCAAGTGCAGAGCTGGTAAGATTTGGTGATGATGTGAATGATGTTGGGTATGTGATTCTACCATAGTAGTAGTTACCAATAGCCACATCGTATCTTACGATTGGTTGTACACCACCATCTGCGGGGGCGGTTGATAGCGTATTAGGAGATGGGTTTCCAAACACACCTTGTGTTGTTGTGTATACAGAGCATTTAGATGCAACCGTACCACGAATTGTTGGGTTATCAGCGTGTGCCATTGTGGCTGCTGATAAACCTGCCATTACGATTAAAACTTTCTTAAACATTTTGTTCCTCGTTGTTTTATGGATTTAACTCATATTGCGATCGCACCATCGTTTGATGTATGGTACTGTTCGCCAAATTTCTCATCACGTCAGCATTATCAGGCAATGTGGAATCTTGCAACACCACATTATCTTCATATACACCACCTTGAATTGAAGCAGTCAAATACGCATTAAATTCCGTAGAAGTTAATCTAAGGGCTTCTAGCATGGCATTCTGTTTAGCAGCTTCGGCTACCTTCATGTTACTATCAGTAACTGATAACTTGGCTTCTAAACTGTCTTTATCAATCTCTTCTTCTTTTGGTTCTGTATTGTCAGCGTCTGCTTCTTCTGAAACATCCGCCTTACTATTTAGTATATCTTGCACGTATTGATCATAATAAGGATCGTTTATATCAACGCTGGCGTTCAAAAGTCCGTTATCTAAAAGCCATTGATATAAAGCATCTTTAAACCCTGGACAACTTGGATCACTTAGTGGTACTACGCACGAGTCAAACTTAAAATTGTATCCAACATTTACATCTGATAGTGTACCATCACCTATGACAGATATTGATCCATCACCCATAGCCAATGTTGGTATGTCACCAAAAGTCAGGAACTTATTTATTGTTCCGCCAGGCAATTGTGACCAATCGTCGGTATGACTGAGAATATAGCCGTTGCCTGTGGCAGCTTCATTCTGTATAACAACCCACGAATCTGTAGTAGGATCTTTGGTGATGGTGTATTGGTATATCAGACCATTAATAGACAGCCCCGCTTGAGGTGGCAAGATACTATCCATCGTCCATTGAAGTGCGATAGCTGCAGCATTACCTGTCTGGCCAGTTGTAACTTCAGATGCCAGCGGTAAGGCCGAGAAGCAGTAGAAGAATAGCGCCCCCGCCAAGTACTGTCGACTTAGTGGACGAATCCATCTTGAGCATCTTTCCATTGGTTTCTCCTGGAATCTTATCTGGGTTTGCTTCCCACGCTGTCTTTGCTTCCGTTCCAATCATCCCGTCAAAAGGACAAGGTGTTCCGGCGTCCATCATAGCTTGAAATATTCTAGGATCTTGACACATTGTTGATACAGCAGCAACTTTCATACCCATATCATATAATGTCTTGGCATTCTTTAGTTTTTCACAATTCATATCTCTCACTGTCTTACCAGCAGAGATACCGAGAATTTGTGTTTGAACAGCACCAGAAACTCCAACAGTACACAGATCACTGTTTGAGAAGTTTATCCCAGGCGCTATAGCGGAAGGTGGGGGTGAATTAACATTGGTGGTAGTTTCACCATTGCTGGTTACAGTGCTGTCTGTATTAGCTATTGTACAAATGTAACCAGTTGGGCATGGCGCGGTTTGTGCCTGAGCAAAATTTGCTAAAACCACCAATATTCCAAACGAATACAATAATGTCTTAATCATCTCATACCTGCTATAAAACTCATTTGCAGGGCTATTTATAAGAAAAGGCCCAGCGAACTGCTGGGCCTGTGATAATCAGAACGGTGGCTCTTCGCCTTTGAATGAGGGCTTCCACCCTACTGAGACTAGCTCTCGTTTTGGTATAGGTTGTCGCACTTGTGCGTGCAAATGTGAACCAGGCGCTTTGTCATTCTCAAAGAACCCCCAAGTCATCAGGAAGCAGTCAAGCTGAATTGGTAGCTGTTCCATCAAAGACCAAACAATCGTTGAATGTCTTTAGGATGGCTAGGCAACTGACGACCAGCGTTATACTCTTCCATGATAGTCTCACAGAAGTCTGCAACATCGTCTCTGTCTAACGCAGTAAACAACTGTTGGCATTCACGAAAGAAGTTACGCATACGCATATCGTTAGTGTTATCGCTAGCAGCAGCGCGGTGAGTCTTGCCTGGACGTTGATTGCTCATCTAGATTCTCCCTTGTAAGCTAAAGCAATATACTACAGTTTTGTAAGGATGTCAACTCATCGTTGCCAGTAGCCAAATCTTTGGTTGGG